AACTTTTGGTTTGTTTCGGAAACAATGGTCAATTTGGTTGTCATGTTGTATGAGTTTTTAAAATTACTGGGGATTACATTCGAAACCTTGTCTAATTCAAAATTTGTTAAATAACTTCCGTCTCTCGCGTAAGCATAAATCTTTTCACCTTCGATGAATCTTCCGTTGACATTTTCCAAAAGAAGGTTTTTGGTATTTGTTGTAGAAACTTCAAACACCTTTCCACAAGCATATGAAGGCGATATTCCCTGTGATTTGTTTCCGAGACCAACAACAAAATCTCTAGGTCCAATCGACCCTGATATGGCACTCGTTGATGTAAGTGTTACAATCTGTTTGTTTTCTGCTCCCGCGATGTTTATGAATTCAAGTCCATCATTTGAGTCTATGTTTACTCCATCTATGGTGGTATAATTGCCAACATCTCCAGTTATCCCCCTGACTACAAATTCCTTTCCTCTATTGCTTTGGAACACATAAGAACTTGAAACCACTCCATAACCATTTATTCCACTTCCTTGTAGTGGAACACTGTCACCCTCGTTTATTTCTGTTCCGCCACTGCTAGTTCTAATTATAGCTGTCGTGGAATATAGTTCGGGATTTTTAATGATAGCTACTTGACGAAAATCGTTGGTGGCATTTAAAATTGAATTTTCTGAACCCTCTAGAGACACCTTGACAACCACCTTGGATGCTCCAAGTTCAAGAACGGCATTGCTTCCGTGTCCTCCTAGTGGGGAAAGACTGACGGACAAAATGTCATCGGGTATGGATGGGTATATACTTGAGCTCACTGCTGTTATTCCTTTCGGGATACTAGCAGAAGCAAAAGTATATTGTTTACCTATATCCAATAAATCCGTGCCTTTGAGTATTCCACTGTCGTCAAATTTTGGAATTGCCAACGCAGATTCGAGAGAAGAGTATTTTGCCGAAGAGCCGCTTAGACCAGTTCCATCTCCAAATATTTTTATAGACGGAATTATGTTTATTACACTGCCACCACTTGGGGGTGAATATGCAGATAGAGCTTCGTCAAGAGCATCTATGCCTATTTTGAGATAAAACTGGCCTCCGGTTTTTATCCGTTGGCTCGTCCTGATGGGTCTAACTTGACCGACCCCGGGGCCGTCAACAACTTGCATTAACATGTCTTTTAATGAATTGAGGGAACTATTTGAACCAAAATAATCTATATCTACACTCGTAGCTCCTATCGATGCGTTTGATTGAGCGTATATCGGATCAGTCGTTCCGACAACACACAAATTCGGGTCGAATTTAAAAGAATTATAGTATATTTGATTTACATATATGGAACTCAAAGACCCATTAGAAGCAGCATCTTGAACACTTTTCTGTAAGCTTTCTTCACTTCCTGCGGGTGGATCATAATTTATATATTTTACTGGTATGTAGCTGTCAAGATCAGATCTGCCGTTTACAGAAAACTTAAGTTCGTCGGCGGCACTGAGTTGATACATCAATTTCCATTTGTATCCATCGAGTGTGTCTATTATTTCGGTGCTCGTGCTAGATGGAATATACAAAGAACCTGCGTCAGTAGCTCCGGCAGACGGCCCTAAAGAAGTGTTTTCTATGCATTTATATACACAACGGTTGTTTTCGTTGTAGGCATAGAATCTTTTACCAAGAAGAAACATCTCTTGATCGTGTCTGTATGGGTAATATATTGTATTTTGTTTCCACGGACTTTTTTCGATGAGGAAAGAAACATCATCGTTGGATATTTTTTTCATCGCGGTGCATGTTCTATAAAAATCCAATTTTGTTTGGTCTGAGTCGGGGCTGTTCGGGACTATTTCGTCCAAGTTTTTTTTATAAAAATTATAACTACCAAAATAAATAGATTCTGAATTTGATATTTCTCTGTCAAATGACCAAGGAATGGGATTTCCTATTCCCAAAAACCAATTATTTTCTTGGGAGTTGTAGAAATATTCAAAGAATGAATTTACAAATTCTTTTTTTAGGTTTTGGGTTACTGAAATACAATTTGACATATGTTCCTCTTATATCACATTTAAATTTATACACTAATTGGTTCTATGGAAACTTCACCGGAAATGATCGGTGTTATTGTTGCTCCTGTTTTTGGATCATAATCATCTGGGTATCTTGGTGGTCCGGAAAATATCAAGTCATCTTCAATACAATTGTTTGAATATCTACAGTCATAAGAACAAGAAACATCATTCAAGAACGCATAAATTGGTATTTTTCTAAAAACACTACCCAAATTAAAATTTAAAGAAACAAAATACCTTTCACTTTCACTATTTAGTATCAAGTTCAACCATTCTTCTTGTTCGGCTGTCGTCCCTCCATTGGTTTCGGAAAGATTCCATTCTTGCCATCCACTTGAACTTTGTCCCAATCCCGTGTCAGTTGGTCCATAAAAATCGTCCAATTGATTTGTGTATATATATCCCACCGCTTGGTTAATTCTTGTATTTGGATGGGGGAGGGTTATCCAGTAATCAGGAGTAGAACCAGCTGGAAGATCTGCGGTAATACATCCACTCGATGCTTCAATAAAGGATTCGCCAGAAGAAATTGGATTTCCGGTTATTGCTGCGTCTATGATGAGTGTGTCGTGAGTTCCCGTCGCGTAACAGGAACCATCAAACCAACTTGAGAGGTTGTCATGTGTGACAAAGGTATAAGGAAGATAGTTTCCTATTCTTTTCGCAATTTTTTGCGGTATGTTTAAGAATACGTTCGGTTCTCCGACCAAACATTTTGATATTAGGACTTCTGATAAAAGTTGTATTCCTGCTGGGTGGGCAAGACCCTTTATCAAATCTACATATTTGGACAAGGAGACATCTGAACGAATAACATAAGAATATTCTTGATACTTGTAGTTATCTTGGAGAACCATGTCAGAACTTAATTGGCCCTTGGTTCCTATGTAATACTCTTTTTTGTCGAATAGTGGACCGAAGATCAAAGACGCGGAGAATCCAGTTCCACCTGTCAATCCGTTTTGATCTATTGGAGTCGCGGAATTCAACTCACAATTCCCTGTAAACGCCAACAATCCTGGATCAGTTATTTCAATCTCCAATACCCTGCCTTCGGATTCGCCAGATCCAGATGAAACTCTCCTTACTCTTGCTTTTGGGAGAAATCCTTGAATTGGATTTGATATCTCTGAAAAATTCAACGATTGATTCGATTTGTATCCATAACCTTGGTCGTCAACCGTTATATTTGAGAGAACAGAATAAGTGATTCCATATATTTTTCCGGTATCGTAATCCAATACCACTTGGTCTGTGTTGAATGTTCCAAACAATTCTTCCAGTGTCAATTCCAAAACATAATTGTTTCTTTTGGTATACACAATCGAAGACACTACTCTCGCTCTCCCTAAGAGTGAAGATTCGACATCGTATGGAACTTGTCTTTGAGATATCGTCTTTCCAGTTAGATTTTCTATGCTTGAAGGACTCAGTGGTTTTAGATATATTTTCTTTTCAGAGACCCATCTTCCATCGGAAAGATTCATTATAAAATTCTTGGGATAATATATTTCAATGTCAGAGTTGTAGAATATTCTGAACAAGAAACTGAACGAATTCTTGATTCCCTTGGATTTGTAAAAATCTTTGATGTTCTTTATCAGCCTCTTGGCATCTACTCTTTCCCCAGTCTCAGGATTTATTGCCAAGTTTATCGGAAAGGATGAGAGATAAGTTTTTTGAAAATCTTCTATGAAAAGATTCAATGTTTCGTCTATGTCCGAGATGTTTTGAAGTTGAGACACACTTCGAATATACTCGGAGTTGTTATCTAACCACTCGTAGTATGCTTCCAAGAACGCGATGAAGGTGGAGTGGTCCTCTCTGACAAAAGAGGGAAACTGACTTCTTATAAAACTTCTTATCTTGAATCTGTCATTCATCTCACATTCTCACCGTGGAAGCTTGAGTCATGTTGACCGTGATATTTTCCGTGTCCATCTCTAGAATCGTGTTTCTTCTTGAGAATACATCGGTGTCACTTGGTTTTGCGAAAATTGTCACTTCATATTTTCGGAGGTTGTCTCCCAATAAGAATTCGGCAGAATTCAAACGAACATCTCCAGTCGAGTAATCGACCGAACCAAAATTGTCTCGAATGACTCTTTGAGTAGATTCGTTGTATAGGGTTATTTTTCCACTTCCGTTGTCCTTGAAATATGCCCTTACTGATGGCAAATCATTTGCGTTTGGGGAATTGCCATATGTCAAGAATGTGGAAGATTGTATGTATGTTGTTCCAGTGATTGGCGATAAGGGATTTTCGAAACTAGTGAGGTAAGAGAACTTGGTATTAAATACTGGATAAATTATTTTACTCACATTTATCGAGAGAGAACAACTCTTTATCGATTGGTTTATGTCTATGACATTCTTGGTCAATTGTCCCGAGAAGAAATTCTTTTCGAAAGCAGACAAGTTTTGTATGCCGAAGTCCCTGACGTATGTCAGAATAGAAGCACGAATTGAATCAGCCGACGAGTTTGTCAGTCTAGGGTCATACTTCACGTTTAGAGTTGGTGAAATATAAAGATATTCGGGGTCTATTACCCTAGGAGTGATTGAAACTATGTTCCTTTCCTCCAATATGCTATTTTCTATGCTCAGTTTTTCTTGTGTTGTCAAGAACAAACCTGTTCTTGGTCTGATGGATATGAATACCTTTCCGTATTCGGGTGGATTGTTGTCCTCTCCTCCCCATGCGTGTATCGACCTCAAAGAACCTGAGTAGTTCGACTGAAGAAGTGTGATATAATCATTCAATGTAACTGCTCTGTTTTGTGTCTCGTAAAGCCTTGGTGCGTAGTATTTTATGGAGGACATTGTTTCTTTTTCTTGACCACCATAAGAAATTTGAGGCAGCGAGTTGTCATCTATCAACAAGCGAACTAAATAGTCACTGACTCCGTTCGGTATTTCGGTGCTTGTTATGTAGGAAAATGTTGGATCGACATCACTGTCCGAAAGACCTATTCCATTCCCATCTGATCCTGAACAACTAGCATATGTAACGACGATTACGTTACCCTGAGTCAATGATTGTCCCAAAATTCCGTCACCAAAATAAACTTCGTATTTTCCATCATAAACTTCTTGAAGGAAAAATATTTTTGACTGTGAATTGTTGTCTATGATGTTGGAAGATTTGAACCAAGTGTCTGTTGAACCTTCAGATTCGGTGAGTGACTTTCGGACGAAAACACTGACAGATCTGTCGTCCAAATTGACATCAGGAATGATGAATCTTTGGTCTTCACCAAATGTGTTGTTCACCACAAAGGTCTTGGATCTCAATCTCCCTTCTCGAAGAAGAACGTTCCTTGCATATATGACTGGTTTTCCTTCGGTATCTACTCCTTCATATTTGAAATACACCGTATTCACCGCATAAAAGTAAAAATTTTCCCCACCAAAACTACAACTAAACACTTCGTTTCGAAGGATGTTGTAAAAATTTGAATTGACTTCAGATACCAAGTCCGAGAGTGCTGCTGGAGAAGCACTTGGGTTTATTTCCATCTTGATGTCAACCACAACTTCGGCACCTCTTCTGCTTCTAGGTGTGTATCCAGTAGACTTGGAAATGGAAACCGCAGAACTTCTGAGCTGACAACTGTCCAAAAAAGATTCGTTTGCGAGCATATTCGCATAGAATCCCATATGATGTGTGTTGTAAGAAAGAATGTCTAGAAGAATAGCCATTCCAGCACCCTCAAAGTTGTAGTCCTTGAAGGTGTCTTGGGAGGAAAGATACGTCACCAAATCACTCTTTATGGTGTCGAAGTCCAAACTGTTTACCGACTGTAGAGCTTTGTTTGAAAGTGCCATATTTTTCCTCTTATCTTACTCTCTGTAAATCTAAACTAAGTTCCTGTAAACCCGGAACATTTCTAACCCTGAACTGAATTTCAACGGTCAAATAATGTAGTTCTTGATTTTCGTAGACGTTCACAGTAACTTCGGTCACTCTTGGTTCAAAATTCACGATGGTCTGTTCTATTCTATTGCGAAGAGTCACCACTTGAATAGAACCAAAATTTTCAAATAGTATATTATTTATCCCCGAATTTATATCAGGTTGAAACAACCTCTCGTATCTTTGAGTAAAGATCAAGTTTCTCAGAGACCTTTTGACCGCCTCTGCGTCATATTTCAACGAAACGTCTTTCGTGAGGGGATTGATCGTGAAGTCTAAGTCGAGATCTGAAAATCTGCTTTGTCGTTGAGTTGCCAAGATCAATCTCCTTTCATCATTTCAAATTCTATTTGAGACCTGACCAAAGTAAAGATCGATTCAAAATCATTCGGGTATGATATTTCAGAACCTTCGTTCCACTCGACTTCAATAAAACCTATGGTAAGATCGTTTTTGAACAATGGAAGAACTGCGAATTTTTCGACCTCTGTTGACTTGTAGAAATTTTTACTTTTACTTTCTATTGTGAGATCCGAAACAAAATGAATTTTGGGGTCGTTTTCCTTGATTGCCATGATCTTGTCGTGGAACACGGTGGTCACGCAATTTTGGAGTTTTTCGGATTCGTTTGAAACACCCTTTGAGGTGGTTTCGTGGGTCGATGTGAATTTCTTCATCGGCGCACCAGATAGAAATTTGCCTCCATTGTGAAACTGACAAAGACGAACTCGATCCGCAGATGATTTGATCCGAAGATACATCAAGCGATCGTATATCTGAAAATTCTTCTGCTTGTCATCGAAGATTGAAGTGGTTTCTTTGTGGCATTTCTCTTGTTCTTTTTTCTTGTCTCTTCTAGACTTTTCTTTCAGTGCTATCCAAGCAGCACCGATAGCAGAGATGAAAGCAGTTCCGATCAAAATTCCAAATTCTAAATATGTGTTTATTTCAGTCATGGACACTCGACCATCTCCAAATCTTTCTTGTTGAAATAAGTCAAGCACCTTTATCCTCCGCAAAATGTGGTAGAACTTCCTCTAGCGCAACGAGAACTACATGAAATTCTGTCACCCACTCTCCCCAATTTTCTGCCATTGGCAAAAACACTCCCCGAACCATTTTGGAGAACTCCTTGGTGGCAAGCTCTTCTTTTTCCGCATGGTTTACAGTGTGTTGCCCATCTATCTCCACCGCGATGAGCTCCAATTCCATCCATGAATACAGTGGAAGAACCGGATATGCAAGGCCTAGGAGGCCAACAACCGTGTCCTGTGCATAGATCACCGATTCTTACTATTTGTGGCATGAAAAGCTCCCTATTTTTATTTATTTATATGAAAACAGGGAGTCAGTCGCTAAGTCGTTCAAGTATCTTCTTGACCCCAAAGTAACCGATCAGGGACGAAAAATAGGTGATCGGGATCCAAGCTGGTGAATGGCTTGTCACCAAAGTAGTGATGGAACTTGTCCAAAACCCGAGACAATACGGACAAGAAACCAACTTGGACCAAAAGTTTGAGTAATGGATGCTTATGAACTCGGACAAAGAGCAGTTGTCATAGAGTGATTTCTTCTCTTCGTATGTCTTATACTTGAATAGTGCTTTGCTGTATTCATAGAAAGCATTTGTTTCAAACCACAGAAAGAGAATGAGCAGGGACCAAGATGTTGAAATAAGTATATAATTCATAATTTTTTATTTCTCCGTTGTAGGGGGGGGGGGGTGTTGGATTATGGAGTAGTACAGCAATTTTGGTCACAATCATCAGTCCCCTCCGCATCAATACATAGCTGTTCTGTGTCATAACAATCGCCACCCAAACATTCTCCTGAACATTGTTGACAAACTCTAAAACTGGGGAATGAAACTCCTATACAACACCATTTTCCTGGCGCTGCTGTTGTAGTAGTTGGTGCCGCTGTCGTTGTGGTTGGCGCTGCTGTCGTTGTGGTTGGCGCTGCTGTCGTTGTGGTTGGCGCTGCTGTCGTTGTGGTTGTAGTGGTAGTGGTTGGTGGTGGTGTGGTTGTAGTGGTAGTGGTTGTAGTGGTAGTGGTTGTAGTGGTTGTAGTGGTTGTAGTGGTAGTGGTTGTAGTGGTAGTGGTTGTAGTGGTAGTGGTTGGTGGTGGTGTGGTTGGTGGTGGTGGTGGTGTGGTTGGTGGTGGTGTGGTTGGTGGTGGTGTGGTAGTAGTAGTGGTTGTGGTGGTAGTGGTGGTAGTGGTTGTAGTGGTTGGTGGTGGTG